TACATGTATGTATGCTATCGCATCCAATACAAATACAAAACAACAAGCCGCAGGGTCGCCCTTGACAGGTCGCCTTGTGCATGGTCTTGACAGGTCGCCAATAGTGTAGCTCATATAATTAATGCCTTGTCAAGCGTGGCCTTGACAAAATAAAAAACCTATTGTCTAGGTTCTCTATATGTTGGTATGTTTTCAATCATGACTTCCTGTATTGGTTTAATTACTGTATCAATATCACCTGTTATTTTGTTGCGATACTCAAGGAAAAGTTTTGTGCCTGTATTGCGCGCCTTTATGTCCCAATACTTCATGGAGTTAGTTAGTATCATATGATTATTTGATTATTTTAAACTTCCAATTATTAGATAAATCAAGTGTATTTTCTATCCATTGAATACATTCTTGATTATTAATAAATTGCTTTCTATACCATTCTTTTATATAAGATAATTCTGAAAATATAATGTAATTATTCATATATATAATCTTGTAAATAATCTGTTAATTGTTTCGCTTGGTCGATATACATATTCCATAAATCATAGTCGTCTTCGTCTTCTTCGTCAGGTTCAATCATTTTAATATATATGTCAAGTGTATCATAATCGCCAAGTTCGTGGGGATTGTATTGTATTTTAAAATAAAACTGATTAAAGTCTTTATCATTACAAAATGATACTGCCTTATCGTGTATTTGATCAACTGTTTTGTTATTATCTGCACAATACGATTCAAAAAATGTTTTCATAAAATGTTTATTTTTTAAGATAATAATTAATAAAAGACTTGTAGCTAGGTGGTTTTGATAATGAATGCGTTTTATTCCAATCAATACAAAATTGAATATATAGTTGTTTTTTGTTCATAAATATGTTTATAAATATGTTGATAATATGCATAACTTAGTAAAGCAATACTAGAACACATAATAATAATATGTCTAGGTTGCTGGCGTGTAACTGTCACCGCATGAGCAAATATACTTTCGTGTACTGTTGCGGTCTTTAATGTATGTACAGTGGTGTTTTGATACCATTGACCAATCAAGCGACAGATCAAGATTATTTATAATCCAGTGACGTGCCTCGCCATTGTCTATAAAATCCTTTTCATATTTTGTATTGTTTTTGTGATTGAAAATTGAAAATGTTTTCATATAATTATTTAGTGAATAGGTTAATAATAAAGTCAGTGAAACATATAATAAACATGACTATGCTTAAAAATGCTACTGCTACTGCTATTTCGCCAAGTTGTGGTTTTTGCATATATTATAAATTAATTTTTAAAACTTCGGCAAGGTTTTCAAGTTTGCGATCATCGCTGCATAATTTTTGGACATGTCTCAATGGTAATTTTAGATCGCCCATCTGATGATCAATAATCAAATCAAGTTTTTTATTTTCTTTTGACCTGTTATATTCCCTTATTTTTGAAATAATATTCTCAACACTTCCAAATGTGTCTGCATATATTCCATTATATGCAAGTAATTCCACGCTATTAGTGATAAAAGTAAATTTATAATATCTATAACTCCAATTTGCTACCTCTTTTTTATTCCACCCTATCGCCTGAATGTATAGTATAGTTTTATCCATATATTTAGTAATAAATACCAGTGTATTTTTTAAGTCTATTAATTGTTGTATAAGCCTTACTAACTTGTTCACCTGATGCCTTGATATAATAATATTTAGCACCATTGAAATGTATCTGTACCATATTATAATTGTATTACTTATAATAGATATATTGTATTTGTAACCAGTCCCGCAATATACAAGTATTGCAACCAGTAGGAATATATATATCAATGAGAAGTTTCGCCGTCTCATTACAAACATGATATCACTATCAAATAGTATATGCAATAGGTAAAAACAATACAACACAAACAAAAAAATAAGTAAAGTATACTATTGACAGTATACTTATTTTTATGTTGTAATACATATAAAAACCATTTTATACATTACAACATATTTAAAATAAAAGTCAAATATTTACCATTTGAAACCAATATTACTTTGATTTTCATTTTTTGGTGATATCACTTTGAAAAATTATTTTACGACACGATATCACTTTGATTCTAATATGGTGTCATTTCCACAAAATGAGTGAAAAATGACGTTTTTTACCCATTTCTGCCTAACCTAGCCTAACCTCACCTAACCTCATTTTGATAGGTTAGGCACGACTTTTAGCCTTATGCCACAATGCTCGTTTGTCAATGCCTAACCTCACCTAACCTATTTCCTTAAAACATATTTAGAAACGAAAAACAGGTAAATTCCACTACATGTGTAAATATCATAATACCACACCAGTTCTGAAAACGTCCATTCTACAAAGTTTTGGGAAATAGGTTAGGCAGGTTAGGCACGAAACATAAAAATCCCAAATAACCTTTAATTTCAAAGGTTAAATCTCAATCCCAACCTGCCACCATAGGTTAGGCACAAAACAACATCACTTTGAACCCAAAAATCACTTAAATTTGACATAACTCAAACAAAATGTATAGTAACTACCCATAATTCGATAGAATTATGATGCGTTTGTATTTTTCACTATTCCAAACATATATTCTAATATGGTGAAATTTAGTCAAATTTCCACATAAAAACTTGACTTCCACTATCCCATTGTGCTAGACTCATAGTACCAAGGTATATCGACATATCTTGGTAATATATCATTGTCATAGCAGATAATATATTTCACCTCACAATTTCTCGCCGTCATTGTGATTGGTGATGTGTATATAAATCACAAAATTATCTTTTGTGCGTTGTGTACACATTACTAATAATTAACCAATAAACGCGTATAATACGCCAAATCATATGTTCTCAGACAAAAAACCGCAGAAAAACTATTTCAATATAGTAGAAGGCAAATTAACCATTCGTGTACCAGAAGGAACACCTAACGCACTCACCCGAGTCAATAAAATAGGTAAAACAGTGCACGAAGTGAAACACGACAGTTTCACCGGTAAAATTGCCTCTATTACGACCTCAGTCTCACCATATGGTAAGAACTGGGAAATTGATTTTAAAGCCAATGACGAGTCAATTTGGACCCTACAACTAGGTTACAGTAGTTCATTCGCAAAGGCATTACTTAAAAAACTACCAAACATCAATCTCGACCAAGAAATGACCGTCAGTCCATTTTCAGGGGAAATTGATGGTAAAAAGATTTCAACCATAACCGTGTACCAGAACGGAGCCAAGGTTGAACCATTCTACAACAAAGAAAACCCAAATGGTCTTCCACAAATGGAACTCATCACCGTGAAAGGAGTAGAGACCTGGGATGACACCAAACAGCTGCAATTCCTTGAGGAAATGGTAGCAGCAACAATGAAAACTACAGTACCAGCAACCATCGAAGCATATGAAAAAGCTATGAACAGTAGCGATGAACTTGCTCAGGTTGAAGCTGATGCGGTACTCATTGATGAGGAAGATTTACCTTTTTAATTGACAAAATAGCTTATATTCATTAAAACACAATCGAGACTTGTGTTTTTTTGTTGCCTGTACTATAATGTTGTTATGGAAAAAACTGCTTACAAAACCATAACTATTGAATTTAGTAAAAGCACAATGATAACCAAGGTTCCTAGCAGTACCTTTCCATATTGTTGTGCTTTTAATGAATTCAATTAATAACAATAACCACTATGAAACAGACCGCGACCAACAAGTTCATAGAAGTGTTTGGAGAACAAAAACGATGGTTGAATTGGAACAAGATTACCAGAGATGGTAAAGTAACAAAGGTACCGATTGGTTCATCAACAGATGAGTCAACATGGAAAACATACGAACAGCTCGACCATACAAAAGGAGTAGGAATCGTGTTCACACCAGACAAAAAGCTTCTAGGTATCGATATAGACCATTGTCTCAAGGATGGGGTTATTCAGCATGAGAAAGCGGACGAGATAGCAAATCTCATTAAGGTAGCGAATACCTACACGGAGATATCGCCATCAGGAGATGGATTGCACATGTTCCTGCAAATCAGTGATGATGAGGGACTTACATTACTCGCTAATAAAAAAGCACCATATGAATTATATACCACAGGAAGATATTTTACCTTTACTGGAAACACTAAAAGCAAAAAAGGAGTTAGAACTGTCACAGTTAGTGAAGCTCTGGAGATATTATCTACAACAGGATATGGTACTACATGGGGTACTAATGTTGGCCAAAATAGAATCAAAACTATCAAACACCAGTCACTCGAAGACCAAGAAGTCCTCGACAAAATGTTCAAAGCGAAGAATGGAAAAGAAATAGAAGCACTCTACAATGGTGATACATCAAAATACAATGATGATGATTCAAATGCTGATATGGCATTACTCTCACACCTTGCGTTCTGGACCGGAAGAGACAACCATCAAATGGAACGGATATGGATGGCATCACCACTCGGACAACGAGCTAAGACACAATCAAGGGAGGATTATCGGACAAGGAGTATCAATCATGCGATAGACAACACCACCGATGTGTACACACCGAGGGAAATCATTACGGATACCGTTGAAACGGTAACCGTTACGGAGAACGAGGAAGGGGAAGAGATAATGGATATCATAGCGGTTGAAATGGACCTACTCTATCAGGACTTCGGGAAGGGGAGGATTATTTATACGGTTAACACAGAGAATATGTGCCGAGTACTAAGGAAACACCCACAGTTCGTTGGACGGTTCCGGTACGATACATTTAAGAATGTGTATGAGATATGCGACACCGACAAATGGGCCGTACAACCGGCACCACGAAACAGCTGGAGAATGCTTGATGATATTGATGCGATTAACATCATGACCGAGATATCAACCATGTTCGAATACTTCCAGAAGGTTACAAAAGGCATGGTGTACGATGCGATACAGTTGGTATGTCAGGAGAATAAATACGACTCTGCGGTTGATTACATCAAGTCAATAGAGTGGGATGGAGTACCGAGACTTGATAACTGGTTGCGATATACATACGGAGTACCAGATGATGAATACCACAGGGCAGTAGCAAGCAACTGGATGAAAGGAATGGTGAAGCGACTGGTATATCCGGGGTGCAAGTTCGACTATGTACTGGTTCTCGAAGGAGAACAAGGAGCACGGAAATCGACATCCCTTGCAGTTCTCGGTGGTGATTGGCACGTTGAAACAACGATGAGTACCGATAACAAGGACTTCTTTATGCAGTTCGCAGGGAAAGCTATTATTGAGTTCTCAGAAGGTGAGACATTATCGAGAACTGAGGTAAAGAAAATGAAGGCTATTATCACGACCCAATCAGACAAGTACCGACCACCATACGAGCGAGTATCAAAAGATTTTCCTCGGCGTTGCGTATTCGCAATGACAACCAACCAAACGGAATACTTGAAAGATGAAACAGGAAACCGACGATGGTTGCCGATACGAGTGGAACTACCGCAAGCGGATACAGATTGGTTGCGAGCAAATCGAGACCAATTATTCGCAGAGACCTATCAACGAGTAATTGTAGACAAGGAAACAATCTATGAGTTCCCTGAAGAGGAAACAAAACGACAGCAGGATGCTCGTATGATTCAGGACCCGAACACTGATAGAGTTGCTGATTGGTACTATGCTCAGGATGATAAACTACAATACATTGATGGTTTGTCAACCTATGAGATTCACGCAGGAGTATTCAACGGAGGATTCATGACAGGGCGAGCGATGACAAAATACGAGGAAATGAATTTATCAAACATACTACATAACGGTCTTGGTTTGGAAAAACGAAGGGTGGTTCGAGGCAATATGAGAGTATACAAATGGTTCAATCCGAAGAAGAACGAGGAAGATACCATGTAAACAATCGCAAAGTAAACTTTTACGGAATAATATTCCGTACCCGTTATGAAACTACCACTATACCAACATCAACAAGAAGTAATAGATAACGACCCAATGATTGCTCCAGTAGCACTCGGTGTTGGTGGTGGAAAGACTCGACTATGTCTTGAACTTGCAGAAGGAAAAACATTAGTCATAGTTCCAAAGCAACAGAAGCTCGATAAGACATGGGAAGAGAACGCAAAGAAGTTTGGAATTGACAAAGAGATAAAAGTATTGTCAAAAGAAGAATTCAAAAAAGTTTGGGAAACACTTGGATATTACGATACTATTATTATCGATGAAGTTCATTACACATTAGGTGTCTATCCAGATACGGTAAAAAGAAACGGAGAAATGGTACCAAAGAGTTCTCAATTATTTGAAGCGTTGTATAAGTTTTTTCAGAAATATCCACCGAAACGATTCTATCCGACATCAGCTACACCTATCAGTAAACCGATGAACCTATGGGCCCTTGCAACACTCATGGGATACAAATGGAATTTCTATGAGTTCCGGGATATCTATTATTCACCGATTCGTATGGGATTCAGAACTATGTGGGTACCAAAGAAGGGAGATAAGATTAAGGAACGACTTGCAAGGTCATTCAAAAAACTTGGAGCAATAACAGGAAGGTTGCAAGATTGGTTTGATGTACCAGAACAAACTGAAATTGAAAAGTATTTTGAACTAACTACTGAACAAAAAAAAGCAATCACCGAACTGAGAATGACTGAACCAGACAAGATGTCTGTAATGACAAAATCAAGAGCAATTGAAAATGGGATATTGTATTACGATAGACCAACAGTAACCGGAGAAAAGACCATATCAATGAAAAGAGACACGAAGATTTTCCCTAGCGAAAAGATTGATTATATTTTAGAACGAGCGCTAGAGTTTTATAAGTTGTTGATATTTGCAAACTATAAAGGTCAAATTAATGCAATAAAAAATGCATTAGAAGACGAAGGATACAAAGTGCTAACACTAACTGGAGAAACAAAAAAACGAGAAGAAGTTATTGCAACAGCAAATAGTTTAGACAAATGTATTGTTGTAGCACAAGCAAGTGTATCGTCAGGTTACGAACTTCCAGATTTCCCATGTTGCATATTTGCATCAAAGAGTTACAAAGCATTGGACCTTGAACAAGGAAAAGGAAGAATTCTGCGAGCAGGACATTTGAAAAAGAACTTGTATATACACTTAATTATTAGAGATGGTATTGACGAAAAATGCCATAAAACCGTAATGTCTGGAATGGATTTCCAGGAGAAATTGTATGAATAAATTTATAAAAAGAATTAATGAAGGAGAGAGATTTGATAATTCAATATTTGGGTATAAATATAACAAATATGATATAAAAGGAAATAAATATAAGTATCCGTACTTAGTATTATCATTTTCAATTAAACATATATTTCTTATTAAGTTTTATAGAACTATTTTAAACGAAAAGTATTTTAAGTTTTCATTTCTTTATGATTAAACGAGAAGCAAAAGCGCAAGTGATATGGGGACGATATGTTCGTGAACTGAAACTTTACGGAGCTTTTGAATTGAAACAAACAACCAAGGATTACATAAACTTCAATGAAGTAAAAGACCACCAAATTGAAGGATTAACCGCTGTGCAATCTGGTGGTTTTGTTTGGAAACTTTCCGATTTAGATATTCGTGAGAAACCATTCGATATGATTTCAACTCAAGCATTGTACGGATATGTAGTAATTTATTACAGTCAACACCGAACATTCGTTATGATAACTATTTTCAATTTTGTCAATGAGAAAGAAAATAGCCTTAAAAAATCACTCTATTTTAACAAAGCATGTGAAATTGCAGACCTCGTTATTGAGTTATCCCCAACTAAATAGAAAGTGATATTGACGGCAGTATACTATTGGTATACTGTTACAGTATCAGACGATGAGTTTGATTTAATAATTAATTTACAAAACATATATGTTATTTATACAAAAATACATTAAAAAAACTACAGAAGAAATTAAAGACAGTTTAGTAAATCTTATATCAGAAAGTAGTGATACATTAATGGATACAATTAAAAACCAGAATGAAAAAATATGTAAATTAGAAAATACAATAAAACAGTTATTGGAAATCTTAAACTTAGAACAAGAAGATTATGTTGATGTTCATATCGGTTGGTGGTCTGGTACCACAAAAGAAATCGCACAACGGTTAGTTAAAAAGTCGAAAAAAAGTAAGAAACAATCACGAACATAAAAGTTCGTACAAGTTATGGCAAATATACGATACGCAAAAAAAATGAACGCATTCGCAGCACGATTCAACGATGAACAAAAAGCAAAATTATTAGCAGTCGCAAATAAATTAAATGTACCTGAAGCAGAAGCTCTGCGAAAGATACTCGATGCATATGAACAATAAAGACCCATATATCGAACATTTAGAGTCAACAAGTAATTATCTTACAGACGAATCTGATGAATTATCTATTGACGACAAAGAATTCGAAGACGCATTATCAGAATTAGATACTGAATAATATGAAAAAACAAACCACAAAAAAAGAAGTAGTTGAGGTTACGGTTGCAAATGCATTTCCATTAGTTTCAACATTCACTATCAAAGCAACCATACCAACTGGACAATATGCAAATATTCAACCAGAAATTACAGTTAATGATATAACATTCGAAGAAATTGATACTATCATTATGCCAAAGATTGAAAGTATGTTTATGCATTATCATAACTTTAACGAAAAAATTACAGAAAAATTGAAACAAGCTCAGACTGAAAACAATCAGTCTATCCTTGAATCTCAGGCATTCGTTTTAGCAAAAAATGCATTAACCGCAGCAAAATCACCTGAAGCAAAATTAGCAGTACAACAACAAATTTCAATGTCAAAAAAACTTACAAAGTATGAGATTGAAAAGTTATTAGCAATGTAACTATGCAATTATTATTACCCAAATCCCACCTGTCTTGGTCTGCACTCTCACTATGGAAACAAAGTAAGGAACGCTTTATGCGTCAGTACTTTGCAAACGGTGATTCGCTCGACACGAAATATCTACAGTTCGGAAAAAACATCGCAACATCAATTGAAGATGGAAGTTATATTGGAACACTACCACACTTAACGGTATACGAAATACCGGAATATAAAGTCGAGGTCTCGGTCAACGGTGTTCCACTACTTTCCTATATCGACTCATATGACCCAGTAAATCACATCTTTCGTGAATACAAAACAGGTAAGATTGCTTGGACTCAATCAAAAGTGCAGAAGCATGGACAGTTATTGTTCTATGCTGTAGCACTACGAGCATTGACTGGTATAATGCCTACTCATTGCCACCTAGACTGGATTGAGACACGAGAAACTCCATCAGATGGCATATGGGATACCAATGAGAAAAAAGTCGAACTGACAGGCAAGATATTAACTTTCTACCGTGAATTCGACACTCGTGAAGTTGATAATATGGAAGAAGACATTATCCGTACAGCTCACGAGATTAGTGAAGCGTATAAAGAATTTATCAGCAACTTATAATTTCTGTTGCTACTTCTGAACATTCAAATAATGAAAGTAATTGGTGAAAAATTTGGAGTATATTTAGAGTTCCCGAGTAAGGAACAGTTAGACGATTATTGGAAAGATTATAAATAAAAAAGGCATTTCTGCCTCTTATCCTGCAAAACTTGATTACGAGTGTTATCGAAGAAGTTATATTAGATTTACGATAAATTGAGTATAACAGAAACGAATCATTGGTGCAAGTTGGTAGGATTAGGGGTGGAAGAAAATACTATGAATATAGACGAAATAAAACAAATAAATAAGTTAGAAGCGTCTAGTTTTGTATATAAACATCATTACCGAAAGACAATGCCACGATTAAACAAATTGTATTATGGAGGTTTCTATAACGGAACATTGGTAGCAGTAGTTACATTTGGATATGGTACTCAACCAATGGCCACTATAAAAAAGATGTTTCCTAAACTCACTACTGCTGATTATTACGAAGTAGGCAGACTATGTTTAGTAGATGAATTACCTCGGAACTCAGAAAGTAATTTTCTATCTCGTGTATTCAATATATTAAAATTAGAACAACCACAAATAAAAGTAATATTTTCATGGTCAGACGGAATAATGGGTAAACCAGGTTTTGTATATCAGGCTACTAACTTTATGTATGCAGATAAGATAAAAACTGATGTATATATTACTAAAGAAGGATATTTGATACACCCAAGAAGTGCAAAGAAATTACTCGAAGCTAATGCTTTTTTTGAAGAAAAAGAAAAACTATTTTGGCTAACAAAACGATTTTGTAAAAAGAATGAAATTACAAGATTAAAAGGTTTCCAATTTAGATATGTATATTTTTTATGTAATAGAAAAGTGAAAAAAGAACTTATAAAAACTTCACCTATTGACATAAATATCAATTACCCTAAAATGGAAGATGTGTTTTTCTTTAAGGAGAATCATATCGGCAAATATGCTCAATGTGATTTCCCTAACTACACAGAAACATTATCTGCGGAAGAAGTATCAAGGGCGATACGCATTGATTCCATCAATGAAGGGTTGGTTCATTTCCAACATTCCGCACAATTAAAACAATCAACATTAGAATTTAACGATTAAATATTATGAAAACAGTATCATGTATATCACTAGATAAAAAAGATAAAGACTACATTAAAAAACTATTAAAACTAGCTAAAGACAATGATATTCTGCACAAGCACAGCTCATTTTCAGAACTAGCAGTTTCATGTGTAACTGAATATCTTGAAGAAATAACAAAAAACTTATCCACAGGTAAATAGTTGCTTATATATACAGATTATATATAATAGTAATATCAGAAGGTAACCAATCTGATCTAAATTATGAATAACAAAATTGACACAGTAGAAATTATTGAAACAGGACATTCTAAGTGCGACAGTATACTAGCAATACTAATCGTAATCGGACTAATAGTCGTAATACTCAGTCCTTACATTATAGATTATTTTACTAAATAGATATGTCAGCAAATAATCAGTTACGAATATACAAATCAAAGCAACATAACTTATGGGTAGTTGCAGAGGTTAGTATAGAATCAGAGAACATGGATGGTGCGTATACAATCGGTGGATTTAAAACACTTGACGAAGCCATTGATAATGCAAATGAATATATGTCAGAGAACGAAGTTGAGTACGGATTATCAATTAGTACAAAGTAGATATGACTAACACATA